ATGGAGGAAATCTGCGACGCACCGGTCGAGCCAGTCCTCATCACAGACGTACTTCCGGTCATTGTGGACCTTGAACACGGGGACGTTCATGACGTCCACCGACCCGTCGCCGTTCTCCTTAACGTCAAACATAAGTAATGTACCTCACGGTGACGGTGTTCGTTCCACTGGCCCTCTTCACGTACACCCGGTTCGGGGTGGTGTTGTGAAGGTACACGGCTCCAGTGAGGGAGAGTTCGATGGAACCAGTGTCGCCAGTCGGGGCACTGTCAGCGACGGCCACGTACAGGGTGGTGCTCGCGCCGGCGTCGTTGATCAGGAACACCCCACAAGCGTTGGCGTCGTTCTCTAGTTGAACGTACGACCCCGCGATGCCTGACAAAGACCCCATCTTCTTCACTCTCATGGAAGAAGACCAACCCACGCCTCCAACTGCTCCTGCTACTAGTGCCATGGTTCACCTGTAAGTAATGTACTTGATCCTGAGATCTTCAGTTGCGAAACCAGTCGCCGGCGACTGACGAGCGAAGTAAATCCTGCTTGGGGGTACCCCCTGCAGGTAACAGGAACCTCTCCAGTTCAAGCAGATCGAACCGTTGTCAACTTCCCCCCAACTGCCGGCGTCGATCGCTATGTTTATGATCGGGGAGTCGGTACTGTTGATTCCGTCCGGGCCGTTGTTGATGATGAAAGTGCCACAGGCGGTGGAGTCCGAACCTAACTGCCGCCACACTAACACGTTGTCACTGAACGGAGCAGTTACCGTTCTGATGGCCTTTACCACCATCGACGAAGTACCACCGTTCCCCCTGCCCGATCCGGCTGTCGCTTGGGCGGTCAGTGCCAAGTCAGGACTCCCGACTCATGCGCTTCTCGACGCTCTTCTTGACCGTCGCCGGCGGCCGCCCCGACTGAAGGGCTCCGGCCGTCATCGCCGCCTTGGCGAGAGGCTTACCGCCCATCTTCTTGATGTTCTCGTCACCTTGCGGAGACCCGGAGGCCACATCGGTGAGGAACTTGCGCCGGCGCTCGTCAGGAGTGGCGAAACGCTGAATCTGGGAGTCGAGGTTGTCGAGTTCGCTGTAGAAGTCGTGTTCGTTGTTGTTGGCCATGGTTGTTCTCAGATGTATCCCCGTCGACGCGCCCAATCGTGCGCCATGGAGTGAATGTCTGCGTGTTCGCCGGCTTCGTCCTCATCAACACCCGCCAAGAAGTCAGCCATGTGAGAGAAGAGATCAATCTTGCCGCGATCGTGCAATTCCTGCAGGGCGTCGCGAAGACCGTCGCTACGCATGCCGGTGTCCGGGGGCGGGACCTGACCGTGAGTCGGCTCGCCTTCCCCGGAAACCTCGCGCTTAGGGAGTCCGAACTTGGGGCCATGAGACCCCGGAAGAAGATCGTCCGTGAAGTCTCGGATGTTGCCGGGGTTCACGTGACGATCGACGTCGCCGTTGTTCCGGTACCGGTAGAGAAATCCACTCATGCGTCCGTCCAGTGGCTCGGGAGAGCCTTCATTCCGAGGGCGAGTCGGGCGTGGTTGGCGATGAAGTTGCCGGAGGCAAAGGTTGCCTGATCCATCCAGTCGTTGCCCCAGTCGTCCGGGTGCACCACGTTCTTGGCCATCTTCTTGAGGAACTTCGTGTGGTCCCTGACGTCGGGGCTGAGTAGGGCCTCGCCGGCTTCCTTGGCGCGGAGATTGGTCTCGTCGGAAGATCCTGCACTAAACGGATCTCCCTCGCGGTCCCCGCTGTCGTCGGTTTCGTCCCAGTCAGGATCATACATCTCGGAGATCTCACGAACCGCCTTGGTGTGAGGGTGTTCTCCAGAGGGTTGACCTGCGGCAGCAGGGGTCACGACGTGGCGGTCCACCTCGTTGTTGTTCCGGTATCGGTAGAAGGAGCCTCCCATCTTGTACTCCGTCACGTCCGAACTGGCCTTCTTCAGACCCTTTCCCTTACCGGTCATCTCCTCGAGCACTTCGTCACGGGGAAACTCCGGGGGGCGGTCTTCCTCGGACTTGTTTGCCGGGGGACCTTGTTCCGACGCGTGACGAGACACCTTCGCCAGTGCCTCGATTCTAGCCTGATCCACGACGTGACGCCAAGCGTCGCGGATCGGATCTCCTCCCTCAAACGAACGGTCAAGGTCATCGAGGGCGTCGGCGTGGAGGCGGTTTACCACTTCCCGGCTTACGCCGTAATGACCGTCGCTTACCGCGTCGAGGATGCGGATGGCGCGGTGAAGAGATCCCTCGAGGGGACCGATGCGGGTCAAGCCACCGATAGACCGGTCGTGCGTGTGCTTGTCCCTCTCGTGCATCGCCCACGCCACCGCGTACGGATTGTCGACACCCTTCTTCGACTTCAGACGCTTGACCACGTTCTCCATGCCCGGTGGAGCGACGTAACGGTCGATCTGGAAGCGACGAATGGAGTACGCCTCCACCTCGAGCGCACGGAACCGACTGGTCGAGGTCGGGTCAGACTTCTGTTGAATCTTGCGTTCCTGTCGCTTCTTGGACTCCCGCCGGCGGTCCGCTTCTTCGTCACTCTGAGTGAAGAAGAAGTCCGAGACGGTATCGTCGTCCCCTTCTCGAGGTCCTTCCCCATAAGCGTGACGCTGCGGGGGCAACTGGATGTCACCGAGAGCGGGAAGAGAACGGGCGGGTGGCTTGGACGGGAACAGGGGCTCGTCGAACGACAAGGGTTCCGAACCGGCGCTCTGAGTGTCGCCCACGCCGATCTTCTTCGCGGCCTTGGACTTGGCCTGCTCCACGAGGTGATCGGCCCATGCGCTGACCGTCTTGCTTACGGTCATCGGCTTGTCTCCCTGCACGGGTACTCGCTTTGGAACGGGTGGCACTTAGATACTCCTTCAGAGCGAATCGGGTTGAATCTTCGGGCGTGTAACCGGACTTCATCCAGTCCAACACCATGTCTTCGAACACTGGGTCACCGGAAAGTGACGCCAAGGAATCGGGCGAACGAAATCTGGACGCCATTGTCCTTCTCACCGAGTGCCTCCTTCGCCGCGTAGAGGGCGCCAGTCATCATCAGGCGCTGAGGGTGGGAAAGGTTCTGCCACTCGATGGAGTTGGCCTTGACCTTCTCGATCCGGCTCACGAGGATACGGAGGTTGTCGGACGCCGTCGCGGGGTCTCGGTCGATCACCGAACCGATGGGCTCCTCGAAGGCAGCGGCGGCCTCTTCCTCGGTCGCTTCGACGGCGACGGCCTTGGGCTTGACGGGCTTGACCTTGGGCTTGGCGGCAGTGACGGGGATGGCGACGGACGACTCCCCAGTCAGTTTCGAACGCGATCCGTCAATCGTTTCCAGAGTTGCTTTGTTGCTCATACTAGATCCATCAAGGCGTTTCCGCGAAATCCGTCGTCGGGGAACCTACGCAGGTTACCGTCGACCTCGAGGGCCACGCCTCCTTCCGCTGCTGCTACGACCGTTCTTTGGAAATCGTTCACAAAGACGCGGCGTTCAATGATGTTACCGTCCTTGGAGATGATCCCGTACTTGATGGCGTCGGCCTTCCTCAACGGCCTGACCTTGCAGCGGCAGTTGTACCCGTTCGGAACCCAAATCAACTTCCACACCGGATCGTCCTTCACGGCTACGAAGTTGTTCATGGCCTTGTGCAGCGGCCGAGACCGGTGGTCGCCCTGAGACACGTACCGGTACCCAAAGATCAAGTCCGACACGTCGGGGTCGTTGTACTGCTTCCACCGGCCGGCGCCGGCGGCACTGGCCGCGTTCGTCCTGAACACTGTCTCGATGTGAGAAGCCGTGGTCTCGGCGTCCTCGAATACTTGTTGCGTGAACCAGTCCCGCGAGTGGCCCTCGACCCTTGCCTCGATCAACTTGGCCCTGATCTTGTCCAGTATGTTGCCGCTCATCACCCCGGAAACGTACCACGCAGTTTGCTTCACCTGATCGGACAGATGGTGAGGGTTCATAATCCTCAGAGTCGGGGACTTCTTGGCCAGTGCCTCGACGGACTCCTTGAACACCGGCGCAAACAGGTCCACATGTTTGTCAACCTCTAGCACGTCCTCTTCGTCCCCGACCGTTGACATTCCGGCCATCAACGACACGAGAATCACCTTGGACATGCGATCGGTGACGTCCTTCAAGTCCGGCTCTTCGCCGTCCCAAAGCATGTCGGCCCACCGCTTGTATTCTTTGACGGTTTCCTTGACTGCAGGTTTGATTATCGAGTCCACCTCACTAGTACGGTGAGTCTGACGAGTCTTCCTGTCGACCGTAATAAGGGGGTCTGCCCCCGGTGAAGTAGAGTGAAGGTTGCGAGCCTCACCCGTCACTCTCGGGGTGGCCGGTGCACCCGCCGGCCACCCTCCCGGGGTCAGACGGAACCAACTACCTTCCGTAACAACGGCATGGATAAAAGAGTGTGCTGTTGCGGCCTCCCCAGTCAAACGTGTGCTCAGGCCGTCCTGTGCAGACCCGCCGAAATATGGATCAGTTACACTTATACGGCTAGACTGAAGCGGATCGTAACTCCGGCCGCCGGCGCCACTGGAAACGGTGGCACTCTTTGGGATAAGACGGAATCATTCTCGGGACTATGCAAGTTCAAGAGGGTTAATCCCGGGTTCGGAGATTTAAACAACACCCTAGGAATGTCGGATTACGAGGGGAACTGGAACTACTCCCAAACCACTATAAACAACGGATTCGCTGACTACCAGTCGTGCCCCAGTTCTTGCCCCCAGTGCCTGACCTTGGTCCCTAAGTCTAGGAACACTATAACCGGAACCAAGACTTGGACACTGGCCAGTAACGGAGGCGTGTACGGACTAAACGCGTACATGATGTGCCAGAAATGTACTCTTGGCACAAACGCCCCGGCTAGACCTTTGGCTTACTTCAAGCAAGAGGGAGGAACTGGAATATTTACAGGTGGTTACATCAACTACTTCTGCAACGGTTCCATACAGTCTCAGGGGTCGACCTTTGTTCAAGGGACGAAGGCGCCCTTCTACGTCGAGGGTAGACCGGGATGCCTGTCCGGGACTACGTTCAACAATTACTACATAGCGAGAGAATCCACCAGTGGAGTGGATTACGTCGAGGCCGTT